CTTCAAGATGACGACACCATCAAGAAATTCATAGAAAAACGTGTAGGTGCGCCGATTGTTGTCGTGGATGCCATTGCGGAGGTTGAAAAGAAAGGTGAACGTGTAACCCTGAAATCTTTCAATGACGGCGTATTGGTTTACGTGCCGAACGAAGATTTGGGTGATGTTCAGTTCGGGCGACCGATATTTTCCGTTTCTTCTGCTTCAAGGGCTGCTTTGTATGACGGAGGTCGTACACTGTTATTGCAGCACTTCAACGATGAGACGATGACACAGGTTATTAAGTCTGAAGTAACAGGACTAGTAGTTCCTAATAAGACCCGCTGGTTCTATTATCTACATGTTGGTTAATGGATACTTCTCAATATACAACCAACACAATCCCCGTAGAGGCATTTCTGCGGGGGTGTGTAGGTTATTCCGTGACTGACGAAGCGCTGATGTCAATCTTCGTGAAAAGGGGCGTAGAGCCGGGAACACCGGCTACATCGCTTCCTGTAAAGACGCTTGAGTTATGTAAAGCCGATCTATATGTCTATTGCGCCACCCTGCCAAGCACTACTTCAACGGTAGAGGATGCCGACGCAGGATGGAGGCATAAGGAAGGTGGAACACAAAAAAGTGTATCCGATACCGCAAGATTGATACAGATGGCTAACATCATTTACGAAAAGTATGGAGAGGCAACCTATAAGTCGACAATAAAAATGAAACCCTTTGGAATGAAGTTTCATGTATAATCCACGCTTCCCACATACGTGCAGAATATATCGGATGACCGATCCGACGCCGTTTAGTAGCGGCGAGGAAAAAACCGTTTATGAGGGTAAGTGCAGAAAATATACGAATACTTCAAGGTTTAACGAAGTTATCGTTTCCAAATACGGTTTATCCATACCCGGCACACTGCCCATCAAGGTAGGCGATCTTTTAACCGTTACCGATGCTACCGGAACATTTGAAGGTTCGGTCGTGGAGGTGAGTGCAGGGAATTTGGGAACAACGGTGTTCTTTAACACGACGGGACAATGAGCAACGCAAAGACATTAGAAGAAGGTTTGAAGAAGGCACGAAAGATTGCATTTGAGCATGTGCAAAAATGCCTTGAGGATGCTTGCGATGACCTTGTGGATGATGCTGTTGCCAAATACAAGTCACCGATAGGGCCTTTCACGGGTAATACGATTACAAGTTACGCAATAGGTTTATTTATAGACGGAAAATTCGTCTATTACTACAAAAACGACGGGATAAAACCGCCGGTAAGGGTAAAACTAAAAAAAGGTGAACGGGTAAGATTATCACCCACGTGGGGCGGCGATGAACGCAGCTTCACGGGACTTGTCGATACGGATGGCGGATATGGCGAAGAATTCTCCTATAAGTTTCTTCAATCATATAAGTCAAATACTAAAGGTATCGAATTGGTAATGTGTTCGGGCACTGAATATTCAACCTACATCGAGAATGTATTTGGCGGAAATGTGCTTTATGACACATTTAAGAATGCAAAACCTATTCTTATGACGAATTTTAAACCTATGGAGTAATGGCAAAGAAATTCCCAAGAAAGGACATATTGCAATCGTTATATACTATATTATCGAGTATAAGTAAAGTATATATACCCAACAGGCCGTCATCGACACCTGATTCTGAAAGCGACTTTATCGTTATCGACATACCCGGTACGATGAAGGATCAGAACGCATACCAAGAAGCATCTTTACGTATAGACCTGTTTAAGAAGGACTTTACGGGAAATATAGAAGATGTGAACGGATTGCAGGGGCTTTATGAAGAAGTTATAGCATTGTTCCCTATCGTAACGGATACATTTACCGCTATTTCACCACGTCTTGTAGCCGGTGGTAGCGACGATAAAGGATTTCATTATCTGATGATTTATGCAAATATATTAACTAATTAAAAATTTATAATTATGGCTATTACAAGTACTAAAGGACTTACCGACTTACAATCGGTATTCGATAAAGTAAAAAGAGTGTATTACAATGAAGACCCTATTACCGACTTAGGCACGCTTGGTACTGTCGATTTTGAACTGCCGGTTATTGAAGACAGTTTCAACTTCGATAGTGGTGCGGCAAGCATATCGTATGTCAAGCTGACCACAGGTCAGAAATGGGCAAACTATATCACAGCAGGAGACCCGGACATCACCATGCAGGTTGCTTCGGTTGACGAAGAAATTGCCGGGTTGTTCATGAAAGCGGTTGGCAGTGCCATAACAGGCACATCGTTTACCGGGCAGGGATATTCAACGGAAATCAAAAAGGTTACCGGTGCACTTATTCTTGCATCTGAAGACGGAACAAAATTGATTGTACTTCCTAACGTGGAAATGATTGCCAATCCCGTCATTGAATCGGGTACGCCGGCTTACTTTAACGTGCAAATTATGCCGAAACCCAATGAAGATGGGGCTGACATTATTCTGCTAAATGAGGCCGCAGGCGCTTAATTTTGTTTCTATAATTTTGTTTAAGGGTGGTGGTAGTTCCACCGCCCTTTTTTAAAAAGATAAACATGATCAAACAACCGGACATAGAAGCCCAAAAGGAGCTTAATTCGATAATAGAAAACATACCCGATATTGTCTATATCAGGGATAAGAAATACAAGATAAAATGGCTTCACAAGGGCACGATAAGAAAGATAACACAAATTGCCTTAAAAGAGGGTAACGACGATAAAGCCAGTTATCAAGTAGCGGCATGTATCATTCTTAACGGGTTTTTAAAGTTAAAGCTTATCTACCCGTTCCTTTGGAGATGGTTCTATTATGTTAAACAATATACCGAAGCGGATTTGACGCAGGTATTGGCAGTAGGTAAAAAAAAAATACCGCTGCAGGCGTACTTCGTGAATACCATGTTGATGACCGATATGAAGGATACGATGATGATGATGACAAAGGCAGAAGTGTCTTCTATCCGTCAAGAACAAATTACGGGGCAAGCTGGGACTTCACCAAAGACCACAGCTGGATGATGCAGCCGAAAAGGGTTTTTTTATGGAACGTGCCTATGTATGATTATTATTGGACTTTAACTTCAGCACAGCTTGACCTAATCGTAAGTGACAAGCCTGTTTCATACATAAAACCTGAAAAGAAAAAATTCGCAAAGCCATCTGCGGATAAAATAAATGAGGCAATAGAAAGATATAAACAGCGTAATAAAAAATAATCATGGCATCACTTGGAAATCTTGATTTTAACATAAAGTTCTTATTCGACGAAAAAGAATTAGAGGAGATAAAAAGAAAAGCCTTAGAAGAACTAAAAGATATAGAGATAAAACTGAATATCTCCGGCACAACATCTATGGATGAGGTAAAGGCAGAGATAAACAGAATCTTATCGGAGAGAAAAGAACTTAACATCGGAGTAAACAAAGAGGCATTGGAGAGTGAAGTTAAAGAAGGATTATCCGGTGGTGGAGCAGAAGATGTTAAAGTTGAGTTAAAAGCATATGAAGACCTACAAGATGCAATAGAGAGTGTAGTAGGAACACGAGAACGCAATATAGAAACACTTATAAGATTAAAGGCAGAATTATCCGGTGTTCAAGAAGATATCAAGATACTTAACAAGCTTTCAGAGAGAAGAGAAGGATTATCTGCGGCAGAGACAGAGAAACTAAATAAACGCATTAACCGGGAGTTTGAACTAAAAGAAGCCATAGCGGAGAGAGTACGAATAATAAAATCGGACGTAAGGGAGGCAAGGGCGAATGCGGAGACGATGGAGAAAATGTCGGCTACGTTGACCCGGTTGAGGACGGCATATAAAAAGCTCGATGAAGAGGAGAGACGTTCACCATTCGGCAGACAAATGCAGAAAGAAATAAAGAAATTGGATACTGCATTGAAAAACATGGATGCGGATATTGGTAATTTTCAAAGAAATGTGGGTAATTATGCTTCCGCATTCGATGAATTCAGGATAAGCAGCGGGTCTATTGATGACATGACTGCATCATTGAACAAGATGAAAGCTGCTTATAGGTCTATGAGCGAAGAAGAAAGAAAGTCCCCGATGGGTGTAAGGATGCGACAAGACATACAGCTTGCCGATGCGGAGTTAAAGAAGCTCGAAAACACAATGAAAAGTGGTGCAGGGTCTGTATCCGGGTTTAATAAGTTACAATGGGAAACAAACCAGCTATTAAGGGAATTACCAGCCCTTGCATATGGGCCTAATATATTCTTTGGTGCTATATCAAATAACCTTCCTATGTTCTTCGACGGGGTAAAAAAAGCCAAAGATGAATATAGTGAATTTGTTAAATTGCAGGAACAAGGTATTGACACTGGGAAAAGAGTTCAACCGGTATGGAAACAACTAGTAAAAACACTTGTCAGTTGGCAATCGATAATGATTATATGTATTACACTTCTTACGAAATATGGACATCAGATTTTTGACGCTACAAAAAAACTGTTTAGTTTCGGAGATGCAGCCAAGCTTTCAAGAAGTGAATTAAAAGAACTTAACAAAGAATTTTCTAAAGGAGTAAGTGAAAGTGTAGCTAAGCTTGACGTCTTATTCGATGCATTGGATAAGGCAACATATGGCACGAAAGAATGGAATGCCGCAAGATCGGCAATATTAAAGCAGCACGGTGATTTATTGAATACTATGGATGCCGAAATATCGTCCCTTCACGATAAGGCGGCTGCGTATAAGATATTAAGGGATGAAATCATCGCAACGGCAAAAGAAGAAGCTGTTCAAAAATCTATGGCTGGCGTTATAGAGAAAGCTACTGAAGTAGCCATAAAAGGATACGATAAAATCTATAAAGAAGCCCTAGAAGAAAGAGGTGAAGATTATGCCCGTTCGCTTGTTAATAGAATAAGGGAGCAACTTGAGGGTGCCGGTGAAATAACCTCCGAGCTTGCCGATGAAATTAAACGTGTATTTACCTTCGAGACCGAAGTTGCAATTGGCACAGGTACTTCCGGAGCAATACAAACGGCAAAAACAGAATATAACAACGTAAAGAAGATTATAGACGACATAATAAAAGCACAAGATGATGTAATAAAGAAAAGAGAAGCCGTCGAATCGGCTTTTGCATGGTTTACTCCAACAGAAAAGGAGGTAAAGGAGAATAAGGAATATTGGGAAAATGAAAAAAGAAACCTGGAGGAAAGATATGCCAAACTTACGGCAGAAGAAGTTAAAGGTAAAGAGGGACTTCGCCTAAGAAAAGAGATTGAAGAAATTGAGAAAAAACTTAATGTATGGCAAATAGATAAAACACCAAATGATGTATTAAAAGACAGAGTGTCGTTACTTATGAAAGCCAATAAGGAATATGAAGAATGGCTTTCACTTGTAGGAGAAGAAAAAGCCCTGATACGTGCAAGGGAAATACTACCCGAGTTTGACCCTGACACGTTAAGGAAAGAACTTAAAAAGATAAGCGTCACCGGCGGTGAAAAAGCAAGGGAAGCGGCTATTAGCGAATTACTTGGATTGGATAAAGAAACCATAGAAAGAACACTTAGAAAAACCGAAAAGACAATATCCGATGCGGTATCGAAATGGAGATTATTTTCGGAGCTATGGGAGACATCGGGCGATTATACCTTTGCCATGCAGGCCGTATGGGGCGGTGATATAGGATTCAAGTCGTCACTTGAGCAATTACAAAGCATGATTGAAAGACATATAGAAGAAAACAGATTAGATATATCTTTTGACGATTTGATAAAACTAGATACTGAAGATATAACTAGAAAATTCGGCGCAGCTATGGGTATTCTTGTAGAGACATATAAAGAAGAAGAACAAAAGATATCCGATGAAAGCTTAAAAAGAGCTGCCGAACTTCTTGGCACGTATAAAGATACCGAAACAAAAAGAAACGAGATAATAAAAAAAGCCCAAGAAGACAGGCTTGCCCTTATAAGAAGCGGCATGGATGCCGAAGAAGCAGCAATATTAGTCGACGAGAAACTAAGAGAGTCGTTGGCAAAATTTGATTTCGAACAATTCAAAAAGACCGATCTATGGTCTATGATGTTCGAAGATATAAGCAGGATTTCTACAAAAAGAATAGAAGAAGCCATATCAAAGATAAAGGAGTTTATTGACGTATCCGGGTCGGCCTTAGATGTTACCAGCCTTAAAGAAATGATGAACGTGGTTAAGAAAGCCACAAAGGAATTGGAAAAACGAAACCCGTTTAAGGCACTTGCAGAAGGGATTAATGACCTTGCAAAAGCAGGAAAGAACGAGGATGAGATAGCCCGGGCGATAGATAAGATAAGCGATGCGTTTAAAAATGCAAAACCGATTATTGACATATATGTAAAATCGCTCGGCGAGGTGAAAGATATGTTCGAGGCTCTCGGTGAACAAGAATTAGCCGATATAATGGGAGGAGCAATGGATGCGGTATCGTCTATCGCAACCATCGGAGAGGGCTTTGCAAAGGGTGGTGTTGCCGGCGGTATCGGAGCTGCCATCGGTGAGTCGGTTAAATGGCTTACCAAAGGACTCAAAGCAGATAAAGAACACAGGGAAGCTATGAGAAACATAATGAAAGAAACCATAGCACAACAACAACAATACAATCTCTTGTTGATGCAGCAAAACCTTGAGTTTGAGAAAGCAATAACCATATTCGGTAGTGATGCTTATAGAAAAGCTTCTAATGCCGTTACGGTGTTAAAAGATGCGATTAGAGAATTAAACAAACAACTGAAAGGTACTCCGCAACGAACTAAGGCAGCCAATAAAACACTAAAAGAAACCTATGCCGGACTTGCGGGTATCCAAATAAAAACGGGACACAGAAAGGGAGGTTTATTTAGAAGCGGTAAAGACATATATTCATCTATTCTTGATGTCTATCCCGAATTGATTGATGCGAACGGTAAATTTAATATATCGTTAGCAGAAACCATCCTTGC